CATATTTTCTACGCGTAATCCGGTAAATCATCCATGTCTAATATATGTTGGTCACATACCGCTGAGTCGGTAACAAATTGGCTAAATAAAGAAAATTTCATCTGTTCTTCGGGGGAATGGTTGTGAACCGTGCGCGCAATCATTTTATACAATTTAAAGTTGGGATAACGTTCGTCACCGTTGCGTTTATAGAGAACATTTTTCTTATTATCATCCAGGCACCAACGGTAAATTGTTCGTTGAAAATCGTCAAATTGGCTCACATCGTGGTCGTCTTCAATGACAAAATCGTAAATGGACGTTCCCAGTCGACATAAATCAAAACTGTAATTCGGGTCCAGGCGGGGTTTGTTCTTATCAAAAAAAGGCTCGAAGTTGTATTGACCGTGGGCGTCACCTGTCAGGGCGAAACTGTCACTACAGAAAGTATGTCCATTGAACCGATAAATGCTGCGACCAAAATCGATGATTTTATATATTTTACCGTAAGTGGGCACTTTATACGTTTTGCCTTTTATTTTGTAATAGAGGTATTGAATGTCTGTGTTCACATACATGATATTGTTCGTGTGTAAATCGTTGTGCGTGAAATGAAACATTTTTTGGTAGGCTAAGAGGGTCGCAACAACCTGAAAAAGAATACTGGCACCCTGTTGTCCATTTATTTTACCTTTGACAAACAGTTCGTCGAGGGTTCCGTCACATTTTTCCATGCAAATCATTTGTACGGGGAAATTGTGAATATATGCGTATGTTTGTATCTCATCTTCCTCCGCATCGTCCTCATCGTCCTCATCCTCATCTTCATCCTCGTCTTCCTCATCGTTTTCCTCATCGTCTTCCTCCTCATCTTCCTCCGCATCTTCCTCCGCATCTTCCTCCGCATCGTCCTCGTCCTCTTCCTCGTCCTCATCGTCATCGTCATCCTCTTCGTCCGAGCTGTAATTTGTTTTGCTATCGTTCGATGAATTATCCGAAACAGATACGGAATCCGTGGTATTTTTTTCATAAACAACCTCATTATCTAGAGAACCACCAACGGTTTCCGAGCCCAACTCTCTCACAATTGAACTATCGCACCCAGGTTCAAGTTCTTCTACATCAAGTACAATCGTATCGTCGGCGATAATGGCTATTTTCTGTTTGTTACTACGAGAACCGTGATTCATGAAAGCGTTTTCAAGACTATCGGTGATAGTAAAATATTTACCAACGTTGGAAAGGAAAAACGGCGAGCCGTTCAAATATTCCAAATCATCCGTGATATTCATTTTGTATTTATCCTGAATGCCCAGAAATGACCCGTAGAAATCAATACCGTGGGGCATACCGTGTCTGTACAACGCTTGGCTACTCAAATAACTGAAAAAACAGTCGACGTAGGCAGCATTATGTACGTGTTTAATTTTTGGTATACTTTCATTTTTAGGGTATGTAGGCAACGTTCTCAAAGCATTATCGGAGATGTCGTATTTTCCAATCATGTATCGAATGGGGTCGAGCAGCGGTGCAAATTTGATGAACCCCCATTTGTCGGAAACATACTCGCCGGTCTCGGTGTCAATCACCTTTGTCATATCCGAAAAAACATAACGGCTATTTAGTGAAATAGAATTCATGTCTCGGTGGGTGGATGTGTTCTCTGAAGCTATTTCTGGATAAAAAGGATGATAGGTCTGTATGTTTTTAATATGAAAGGCATTGTGACCGTGCTCGACATCGTTCTCATCAGGAATGTATTTTTCTGCTAAAGAATGAATATCTATTTTTATTGCCTCTGTGAAATTTATACAAACCGTTTTGCGCATCGTATAATTATCCAAAGGTATTATTTTATGTATATTTTGACGAGGGAAACAACATTTTTTTTATGTTATCATAATAACCATGTCGTTGGAATTAAAGAAATTCGATATGAGAACCATTACCTTTAAACCAGATGAGAACAAAGGTCCGGTGATAGTGATGATATGTCGTCGTGATACGGGTAAATCGTATTTAGTCAGAGATTTACTTTTTCATCATCAGGATGTACCTATCGGAACCGTCATCTCAGGAACAGAGGCCGGTAACGGCTTTTATGCTGCTCATGTTCCTAAACTGTTCATCCACGAAGAATACAATACAATCCTTATTGAGAACGTTCTGCGACGTCAAAAGGTGGTTTTAAAACAGATGAACAAGGAAATATTGGCTTATAGGAAAAGTACCATCGACCCCCGAGCCTTTGTTATTTTAGATGATTGTTTATATGACCAGTCGTGGACTCGAGACAAAATGATGCGTCTCCTCTTCATGAATGGGAGGCACTGGAAAATTATGTTAATCGTTACAATGCAATATCCGCTCGGTATACCGCCTAATCTGCGAACAAATATTGATTATGTCTTCATACTTCGAGAGCCCTATATGACCAATCGTAAACGTATTTGGGAGAACTACGCGTCCATGTTCCCAACGCTCGAGGCGTTCTCGAGTGTAATGGACCAGACGACGGAGAACTACGAGTGCTTGGTCATCAATAACAATGCCAAATCGAACAAACTGAATGACCAAATATTTTGGTACAAGGCCGAAGGCCGCCCGGATTTCAAGTTGGGCTCCAAAGAATTTTGGGAAATTTCCAAGAACATGGGCAGTGACGACGAGGATGAAAATTATGACCCGAGTAAGAGTAAGAAAAAATCTGCCGGTCCTCCAATTACGGTTAAGAAGAATAAGTGGTAGAAGGTTAATCTTGCTTTCCCGCCTGGGAGAGCAAAGGGTGTACATACTATTGAAACCCTTAGTGGCGACGCCGGCGATTATTTCTACACCAAAATCAATGCCATATAATATTATTTATTCAAATAGATAATATTATTCCTCTCCGTTAATCCTCCTTCTCCTTCTCGTTGTCCTCCAATACCTCGACGGTGGCCGTGTTCAACTCGGCGGCACGACTGATGGCCTCTTCCATGAGTTCCTGATTCTTTTTCGCCGTGTCCGAGTCTGCGACCTCGCGTTCATCGAAATTAATGGTATCTTTGACCCCAATCAAGTTGCCTTCCTCGTCCATGGTTTGGGTCAAGACGTTTCCGCTCTTCTCTGCCAGTTTGATGTTCTCCTCAATGGCCTTTTTCTTGGTGTCTTTGATACGTTGGTCAAATTCCTGTTTAGCTTTGGCCTCATTTAGCATCTTTTCCTTGTGCAACTGGTTGAGCTCCTCCTCCATAAACTCAATCTTACCGGTCTTGTACGCATCCGGGTCCCAAGGAACCCACACTCCGATGGGTCCCACGAAAATGTCGTGGTTGGGGTCGTTCTCACGCAACGTTTTGCATTTGATTTCGGCCTCTTCTTGGGTCGGGAACACCCCGCGGATTTTAAGTCCGCGCACCGACGTTTGAAACGCATGGTCACGGTTGAATTGTTCATTGAATCTATCTTGATTTTTATCGAGAAAATTAGCGAAATCTTCCTCAACCGCACTCTCCTTCTTCAATTTTGCCTCTTCTTCCTTCACGAACTCATTGAAATCGGCAATGACCTTTTCCACGTTCAGGTTGTACTTGTAGGCAATAAAATGGAGAAAGTCGAAATACTTGGTCATGGATTTAGTGAAATCCCATTGCTGGACAAATTTGTCAAACAAATACATTTCACGCTTTTTTAGGATTTTTTCGGGAGAAATAAACGACATGCACGCGAATTTTTGTCCGGCAATGGGGGGGTCTTCGTCGCACAAATCGACATATTTAGGATTCGGCTTTCCATTCGACAGTTTTTTCTTCTCAAATGAAGACATTTTTAGGAATATGTAAGTATTCGACCATTCTGTTTAAATATATTTTCGAACAATTGTATTTATGTTCCATAAAATGTTTAGGACAACGAATCTACGAATAAACTCACATATTTTTATTTTTTTTGTTTTAGTATAATATATACGAATGAGTAACGTTTTCGATTTTGGCGAACTTATCAAGCGCGCTATTAAATACCTCGTCGAAGGTCTTGTGGTGGCCATTGTTGCGGTTCTTGTCCCCAAGAAGGCGCTCAATGTGGAGGAGATTGTTATCATTGCGTTGACGGCGGCGGCTACGTTTAGCATTTTGGACGTGTTCATTCCTTCGATGGGCTCGTCTGTCCGCCAGGTTGCTGGTTTGGGTTTGGGATTCAACCTTGTCAAGTTCCCCGTGGCGTAATTTTCTTCCAACGGCCTTGCTGTTTCCGGAAAATACATCGGTCAGTACAACGTTAGTTTGATTATACATTGAATATATAATCAAAAATCAGAAAATTAGTAAATCAGTAAACCATTACACCATTATATGGTGGGTTCAAAGGACCACGACAATTCGTTACACACCTTTTTCCATATCATGTCTTGTTCCAATTGTTTGGTGCGGTCTTTTAATAGCGGGATATACGGTAAATACTGCGTTTGTCCCAGTAAAACACACAGCTGATACAGAGTGTATGTATAATTGAAAAAATTGGTGCGATTCGCAGGACAGTGAATTGCCCACGGTTTTTGTATTTCAATGAAGAGAACACAAAGCGTTTCGTGCAATTCTTCGTTCATGATGGGCGGCTTGATACCAAAAATAGAATTGATGTATTGAATGTGTTCGAAGTATTTATTGAGACCGAGTTTACGAAGTATTTCGCGCATTTTTTCGTAGTTGATGGTCTTGACGTCTTTGATGCGTTCCTTTTTGATACGATTACGAATGGCTTCAATGACTTCTTCGGGTATCTGCGTAGTTTCTTTCGCTTGGAATTGAGAGAGAATTTCTTTGAAATGGTTGAGACGTATATATGCAGTGTATGATACTTCGTTGGGTGGTTCCTTGTTGGTCGGTTTGGAACTATCGACAATATAAGTGACGAATTTTCCGCATTTGTTGTTGTTGCAAATGAGGATTCCCTCTTCGTCTTGGGGAATCATCTCTCCTTCGCGGCAATATTCACATATATCTGAAGGGACGACGAAATCTTGGATATTGGTGATTTCGTTTTTCACGTTTTTCCAGTAACTTTGGTACATGTGTTTGTGGGTGTCTTTTTCCATAGTGACATTTGTATCGCTTGCGTCGGATAGTGCGGGGGTTGGCTCTTTAATTTTGAAAAACGAATTCAATTTGTTGACATTTTGATTGTTGTCGCCACTCGATATTTTTTTCTTGTATTCAAAATATTGGAAAATATATTTTGAATTTTCTAAAAAATATTTCTTTTTTTCGCGGTTCAATGCACAAATTTGATTCGTAATACGCTCTATATTGTCTTTCGTTTCCATGTATTTTTCAATGTTTGAATTTTGGAGTGATTTTATTTTCGATTTCAATTGTTTTCGTTCCAATTGCAATTTCGGTATGGTCTCGGTCTCTATTTCGTGAAAATAGTTCAACATTTCGGTATGTTTTTCGTCAATGGTATTGGATTGTGTAAATTTATTGACACTGGTTTTTTTTTGTGTGTTATTTACATTCATTCTTATAATGTATATACATATTGTTTTTTATGTCTATTTATTCAAAATGGAATTATTTGTATTTAAGAATATGTACACGAAATTTATATGGAAAGCGATAAACACGTAGTTATTCGCTGCAAGAATAATGATAAAAAGTTCATGAAAGTTCAAAATATTAAAATAAATGACGAAATTCAATTCGATGACGACGAAGTACATGCATGTGATAGATTGAAAGCGTGCGAAATATTCAATACCTACATTGTGTTTATTAATATCAAAAAATTCACGCGAAAAGCTATTTTGAAATCGTATTTGGAAAAGGCCAAATGGCATACCGTCACGTGGTACGAACCATTATGGTCGTTGTTAGAAAATATGAGAAGAATGTTTATATGTTCGTTATATTATATGCCTTTGCGTTGAATTTGAGAATATAACCTGTATATGTAGTAGAAGAAATACAAAGTACACGTATTTTTACAAATTGTACAAATTGATTTACGAATAATTTAATTTGTATTTATTTAGGAGTTTTTGAAATTATTTTCTTTTTCTACTATATAAGCTATCATGGCTGGTGGTCTCATGCAACTCGTCGCCTACGGCGCCCAAGACGTCTTCCTTACCGGAACCCCCGAGATTACCTTCTGGAAGGTATCGTACCGCAGACACACGAACTTTGCGATGGAGTCCATCGAGCAAACGTTCTCTGGACAAGCCGACTTCGGACGTCGTGTAACGTGCACCATCTCCCGTAACGGAGATTTGTGCTACCGCACCTACCTCCAAGTCACGCTCCCGGAGATCAACCAGAGCATGGCCGCGGTCGGATCCGGTTCCGACGGTGTCTATGCCCGCTGGCTCGATTACCCCGGAGAGCAGCTCATTGCCCAGGTCGAGATTGAGATTGGTGGCCAGCGCATCGATCGCCAATACGGCGACTGGATGCACATCTGGAACCAGCTCACGATGACGTCTGAGCAACAGGACGGTTATCACCGCATGGTTGGCCACACCACGCAACTCACGTACATCACGGACCCTACGTTCGCCGGTGTTTCGGGACCTTGCGCGGCGTCGGGCGGCCCCGCCCAGGTGTGCGCCCCTCGCAATGCTCTCCCTGAGACGACGCTCTACATCCCCTTGTTGTTCTGGTACTGCCGCAACCCGGGACTTGCTCTCCCTCTCATTGCCTTGAAAACTGTAGGGCACAAAAGTACTCAAACTAAAGTATCCGAGCCATGCTTTAGTGAAAATTTGTTGGAGTCTCGGGATGATTTTATGAATCATCATACTCAGGTGCTAGTCGCTTGTTGCTAAGGACCAATTTGGAATCCTTAGGCAAGTGGCAACATATCCAAATTGCTGGAAACCCATAAAGACGAGGGCTACCAAACTGTAAATGAAAGTTTACAGTGGCTGAAGAAAAAAGACTTCAGGTATGGTAATAATGCCCCGTATGATATTACTTCGAACGAAGTAATTGAAATTGGCAATCAGCAGCCAAGCCTCTAAGTCCGTAAAGGGATAACAAATGGTTTCCCTACTATGATTAGGATAGGAGGAAGGTTCAACGACTAAACGGTTATGGGTTTGAGAAGACTAATCATCTTCTATGATAACTTAAGATATAGTCTATTCCCTGGCGACAGTTCTCATATAAGTAATAGGTTAATCAATATGAGAATGCCAATAAATATCCCGAAAGGGAGGGTATATGTGATTCGTACAGTATCACGAGGTCAAGATCAACCTTGATATCCGCCCCATTGATGAGTGCTTGTGGGCTGTC